AATTTGCGCAGAGTGATGATCACCTATCTGAGAGAGAATTATCCAGAGGATTTTAACGATTATATTGAAAGTTCTGAATATCTTGCACTGATTGATGCGATGGCATTTCTTGGGCAAAGTTTAGCCTTTAGAATTGACCTTGCTTCAAGAGAAAATTTTATTGAATTAGCAGAAAGAAAGGAAAGCGTTCTTAGAATTGCTAAGATGCTTTCGTACAACGCCAAGAGAAACGTTCCATCAAAGGGTCTATTAAAATTCACATCAGTTAGTACATCTGAAAATATTTTTGATAGCAACGGAAGAAATCTTGCACAGCAGGTAGTTAGATGGAATGATCCTACAAACACCAACTGGGCAGAACAGTTTATTCTGATATTAAATGCCGCGATGAGCAATAATACGGAATATGGTAGAAGCCAAGGAAGCGACACCATCCAAGGAATTCCAACTGAACAATATAGATTTAGAACTGTTACAGATGACGTGCCAATTTTTACATTCAATAAAACTGTCGCAGGAAGAAATATGGCGTTTGAAATTGTAAGTACTGGATTTGCTGAATCAGAAGAAATTTATGAAGAAGCACCAACTCCAGGAAATCAATTAGGGTTTGTATATAGACAGGACGGTAAAGGTCCTGGAAGTAGCAATACTGGTTTTTATTTAATGTTCAAGCAAGGAAGTCTCGAAGTAGCAGATTTTAATATAGACATCCCAACGACAAATGAAGTTCTTTCCATTGATACGGAAAATATTAATAATGACGATGTTTGGTTATTTTCTCTAAATTCTCTTGGAGGCCAACAAAATCAGTGGACCAAGGTTTCGAGCCTTGCTGGTAATAATATTGCCTACAACAGTCTTGTAGGAAATGTTAGAGACATCTATGCAATTGAAACTAAGGAAAATGATACAATAGATTTAATATTTGCTGATGGTGTTTATGGTAATTTGCCTCAGGGAAGTTTTAGAACTTATTACAGAGTCAGTAACGGATTACAGTATGTAATTTCGCCAAACGAAATGAAAGGAATCAACGTAAGCATTGATTATTTCAATAGGGCTGGTGCACAACACACTCTACAGATTGGTCTTGAATTACAGAATACTGTTACAAGTGCTTCTGCTTCAGAAGACATTGATAGTATCAGAGAAAATGCCCCTGCAAATTATTATGTTCAAAACAGAATGATCACAGGAGAAGATTACAATCTTGCTCCTCTTTCTGGTTCACAAAACATTTTAAAGGTAAAAGCAGTTAACAGAACTTCAAGCGGTATTTCAAGAAACTTTGATATAGTTGACGCCAGCGGAAAATACAGTTCAGTAAATGTGTTTGCTGATGACGGATATGTTTACAAAGAAGAAAATGAAAGAAACTTAAATTTTAAATTTTCAAATACTAACGACATTATTAATTTTATTAGAAATAGTGTTGAACCGTTGTTTACTGATAACGACGTCTATAATTTTTATCTAACAAAGTTTGATAAGATTCTATTTACAGAACAAAATACTGTATGGACGGAAGTCACAAGTGATATAAATCAAACAACTGGTTACTTTAATAATGCCATTGATTTTTCATTGTTAAAGGTTGGCAACTATGCTACTAACACATTAAAATATTTAAAGATAGGTGCGAATATTAAATTTGTTCCACCAAGTGGACAGGCATTCAAACAAGGAAAACTTGTTACTGCTGATAGCACTGATCCAGAACAGCGTTCATACATCTGGACAAAGGTAGTTAACGTTGTAGGAGATGGTACTAATGCGGGTAGAGGATCTTTATCATCTGGGTTAGGACCAATAACATTTAATGAAAATATTCCAACAGGAGCAATTGCTTCCAAGATTGTTCCTAAGTTTGTATCTGATCTTAACTCTGCTCTTGAAAGTGAAATGGTAACACAAGTTGCAGGAAATCTTAATTTTGGTCTAAGGTATGATAACATTTCAAGTTCTTGGAAAATAGTTCAAACACAGAACTTGGATTTAACATCTTCCTTTAGTTTAGGTAGAGCAGGAGATACATCAAACGAAAATCTTGATGCTTCATGGATTATGGCATTTGTTAGAAATAATGATCAGTATGTGGTAAGAGTCAGAACTATGGATTACGTTTTTGGCAGCGTACAACAAAATAGATTTTATTTTGACAAGAGTGAAAAAGCATATAACAATCTAACAGGTCAGGTAATAAAGGACCATATAAAAGTATTAAGTATTAATAGTGATACAAATAGTCAAAACTCTCTTGGAAAAGATTATACCTTTGAAATAAGCGATTCGATTGAATTCGAAGACGGATATGAAAGCACCAAAGAAATTAAATTATCATTTAGTGACAATGATGATGATGGTGTTGTTGATGATCCTGAAACCTTTGAAGCAATTGCCGGTGACGATCTTGAATTAAACTTTTTATTCTTTGAAGAAAAACGAGATCAATACGGAACCAAGTATTATGATATAATTGATAATTCTAATAATACAATCTTGGTTTATCAAAAACAATCATTGATAGATATCAATCAATTTGATGACGGACAATTAATTTATTTTTATGATAGTGCTGAAAATAAAGTCAAGAGCGTTAATAGAACAACTAACACTCTTGAACTACAAAGTCAGTACAAGGCAGTTTATGGAAGAAGAAATTTAAAATTCCAGTACATTCATGCAGCAAGTGAGGATAGAAGAATTGATCCAAGTCTAACTAATATTATTGATATGTACATTTTGACAAGATCCTATGATACATCATATAGAAATTATTTGCTTGGTGTTGAAACTAAACCAGATGAACCAACAACTGACGGATTAAGAATTGAATTTGGTAGTAACCTTGGAGAAATCAAATCAATTAGTGATGAAATAGTTTATCATCCAGTAAAATATAAAGTACTGTTTGGATCAGCGGCTACTGAAAAACTTAGAGCACAATTTAAGATAGTCAAGAACCCAGGTAAGACAATTAATGATAATAATCTAAAGGTTAGAATTGTTAATGCAATTAATGATTTCTTTGCTATAGACAATTGGGATTTTGGTGATCGATTTTATCTTAGTGAATTAACCACATACGTGGTAAACAGTGTTTCACCAGATATAACAAACTTTATTATTTTACCAAGACAGACCGATCAAGTTTTTGGTAGTTTATTTGAAATTCAAAGTAAGCCTGACGAAATTTTTGTAAGCGGTGCAACGGTTGATGATATAGAAATTGTAGCAAGTATTACCGCTGCTGAGATTAGAGTTGGTGCAAATTCAGTAGTGAGTAGTACATAATGGCAGATAGAGTATATCCAAAGAGCCAACTTCCAATTAGAAGAACTTCTGACTTTCTTCCGAATGTCTTTAGATCCGACACCAATGATAAGTTCTTATCAGGTGTTGTTGATCCTTTGGTACAACCGGGCGTAGTTGAAAAACTTTCCGGTTATGTTGGTAGAAGGTTTGGTAAGACCTATAAGGGCAACGACATTTATCTTGACAGTGATAACACCCTAAGAAGTAGGTATCAACTTGAGCCCGGCATAACCATTGAAAAGAATGATCAAGTTGAAAAATTTTATGACTACCTTGATTTAAAAAACATGCTTTCATTCTTCGGCAATAGCATCGAGGATGATAGCAAGACAACCAATCAGGAACATTACACATGGAATCCACCTATTGATTGGGATAAGTTTATAAACTATAGAGAATACTTTTGGGTTCCTTCAGGACCTCCATCAGTTGCAGTATATGGACAGGCACAAACAGTAACAAGTACCTACAAGGTTAACACTGGTATTGCGTCGACGTGGGTGTTTACACCAGACGGAGCAACAAACAATCCAGATATTAAATTATACAGAGGACAGACCTACAAGTTCAAGGTTAACAGTCCTAATGAAAGTTTCTATTTAAGAACAAATTATGACACAGGATCACTAAACTATAATCCTTTGATTACATATTTTCCAGGACAACTTGCGGTCTATGATGGCAAGTTGTGGAGAGCAAAGGTAGAAATTTCTCCCGCGGATGGTAGCACAATTGATGTTGATAGCCAAGATTGGGAATTAGTAGATTCTAACGCATCTGTTGATACATTAATATATTCAAGTGGTGTAACAAACAATGGAGTTAGGGTAGGGGAATTAACTTTTGAAGTTCCTCAAGATTCTCCAGATGTGTTATACTATCAGAGTGATATTGATCCTAACAGATTAGGAAGATTTATAATTGCTGATATAGACAGCAATACCTTCCTTGATGTTGAAAATGAAATTATCGGTAAAGAAAATTACAACAGTTCAAATGGTGTAGAATTTAGTAATGGTATGATAGTTGAATTTCTTGGAACGGTCACACCAGCAGTTTATGCAGAAAATAAATGGCTTGTTGAGGGAGTGGGCGACGAGATTAAACTAATCAAATTCTCTGATCTTATTCCACCTACACTGACTGGAGAAACACCAGAAGTGTTATTTGATAACGAAGGATTTGATACACAACCGTTCGATGATGCTACTCAATATCCTGCCGTAAAAGATTATATATTAATAAACAGGGCCAGTGGTGATTCTAATCCTTGGTCAAGATATAATAGATGGTTCCATAGATCAGTTCTTGAATATGCATTTAGATCAAGAGGTGACGACTTTGATGCTACTGAAGCATCAAGAGCCAAGCGACCGATTATAGAATTTAATAAAAATATTCAACTTTTTAATCATGGTCGTAATGCAAAACAAACTGTTGACTATGTTGATGATTATACAACAGATATTTTTTCAACCATTGAAGGTAGTAAGGGTTATAACATTGACGGCGAATTTTTATTTGAAGGAGCAAGAGTTCTTGTTGTTGCTGACACAGACAGTTTAGCAAATAATAAAATCTATACCGTAAAATTTATAACACACAATAACAATAGACAGATAACTTTACAAGAAGCAACTGATTCAGTTTCAGCATTCAATGATTGTGTTCTTGTAAGAAGAGGAACAAGGAATGCTGGAAAAATGTTCCACTTCAATGGAACTTCTTGGGTACGAAGCCAAGAAAAACTAACTATAAACCAATCTCCACTTTTTGAAGCATATGATGAAAATGGAGTTTCGTTATCCGATCCAGAAACTTATCCAGTTAGTTCATTCTTAGGAACAGAAATTTTAAAATATAAAATTGGTAACAGTGTTGCTGACAAAGAACTTGGTTTTAGTTTATCTTATTTGAATATTGATAATGTTGGTGACATACAGTTTGAATGGACTTGGGATAAGGAAACATTTACATATAACTTGGACAATCAAGACCAAACAAAGAATGTTAATACAGCATTTTATTTTGTTAATGGAAACTATGCTAACGGATGGGCAAAACTTGATAACACATACATTCAACCAATAATTGATTCAGTTGTATTAACACAGGACACAAATGAAGTTGTGTTCAACACTATTGACTGGAATAATTTTACTGATAATACAAAAATAATTTTTTATAAAAATGGTGAAAAAGTATTTTCAACTTATACAAGGACAAAAAATACTTTTGTATTTGATGAAACATTTGCAGAGAAAGATGTTATCTCACTAAAAATAGTAGATAGCAATATTGTTCCTGATCAAGGATATTATGAAATACCTATCGGCATTGAGAGAAATCCATTAAACCAAGGACTGGGAGATTTTACATTAGGTCAGGCAGTTGATCATGTTAGAAGTGGTCTTGAATTTATAGATTCGTTTACTGGAGAATTTGTTCCAGGAAATTCAAATTTAAGAGATTTATCTGGTTGGCAATTGCACGCCAAGAGATTTATTAAACATGCCGGCATAGCAGCAGCCAGCGTGGCAGTATTGGTTGATAAACAATCTAATATAATTAAATCCTTACAATATTCTTCCAAGCAATATTCTTCATTTAAGGAAAATTTCCTTAAGAAAGCACTTGAATTAGAGTTTGAAGAATCAATTCCTGATTTTGTTGATAGGATTATTGAGGATTTAACCAAGACAAAAACAATTGATAGTCCGTTCTCTGATTCGGATATGATAGGTACTGGCGCATTTAATGGGGTGGAATACACAGTTGAAGATCCAGGAATTGTTACCTTTACTCTTTCTGAAAAATTCGATCTAAGCAAATTAAGCAGAAAGGCAGTTTATGTTTACCTGAATGGTGCACAGTTATTACACGAAAAGGATTATACATTTAATTCTGCATTTGGATTTGTAACCATCACCAGACAGTTAAGCGTGGGTGATAAGATTGAAATTAGAGAATACATTTCTACTGCATTTTCTCATATTCCACCAACTCCAGCAGCCATGGGATTATACAAGAAATATACTCCTATGAAGTTTACGGATGATACCTATCGCCAACCAAGAGAAGTAATTCAAGGTCATGATGGAAGTATCACAGTGTCGTACGAAGACTACAGAGACGATCTTCTGTTAGAACTTGAATATAGAATTTACAATAATATAAAAAATAATTATGATCCACAGGTATTTGATGTTGATGAAATTCTTGGTGGATACTATGGAAATGCAAACTTTACCAAGGATGAATTTGATAACATCATCAATCAACAATTTCTTAGATGGGTAGCAAATACAAATCTTGAATACACAACTAATTCTTACTTCATAGAAAACGAACCATTCACTTATACCTATAGTAATATGACTGATCCTGCGGGAACAGAAAACTTACCAGGTTATTGGAGAGGAGTGTACAAGTACTTCTATGATACTGATAGACCACATCGCTGTCCTTGGGAATGTTTAGGATTTTCAGAAAAACCTACTTGGTGGGAAGAGGAATACGGTCCTGCTCCATACACCAGTGGTAACTTGATACTTTGGGAAGATATTAGAGACGGTATTATCAGACAGGGGCCTCGTGCTGGAAGATATGATAGATATGCTCGAACTTCGATAATGAATCATCTTCCGGTTAACAGCGACGGAGAGTTGGTAAATCCTCTTGATAGTGGATTAGCAAAGAACTTTACTCTTGTTAATAATAGAGGTAGTTTTAAACTTGGAGATATTTCACCCACTGAGTATGCGTGGAGATCAAGTTCGGAAGAACCATATGCAATGATAATTGCATTGTGTTTATTGAAACCTTTTGATTTTATTATTTCTAATTTTGATAGAGCAAAAACAACAAGAAATATTCTTGATCAAATTGTTGATATTGAAACAAAAACATTCATCACTCCGAATGAATTAAAATTACCTGTTGCTGGTACAAATCTTGTTTCAGGATTATCCTTTTATGTAACAGCATATCTAAAATCAAATGGTGTTTCAGTAACACAGGCACAGGATATAATTGATGGATTACAAGTAAGACTAACATCAAGATTAAGTGGATTCGTTGACAAGGAGCAACAAAAATATATACTTGACAGCAAAAATCCAAGTTCTTCAAATTCAAGCATTTTTGTTCCACAGGAAAATTACGATATTATCTTTAATGTAAGTGCACCGATAGGTAGCGTTACATACAGTGGTGTTATAATTGAAAAAACGCAGACTGGTTGGGCATTAAATGGATATGATGATACGTATCCTTACTTTAACTATTACACTGCTGTCAACAATCAAAAAGATCCAGTAATGAGCGTTGGCGGAATCAGTCAGTCGTTCACGGAGTGGCAACCACAAACAAAATATAATAATGGAGCAATCGTTGAATATAGAAACACTTATTATAGAGCAAAACAATCTCTTGAAGGTGTTGACGAATTTGATGGTAACGATTGGGTTAAATTACCTGAACTACCATTAATTGATGCAATAACAGCACAGCGAAGAAGAAATTTTAATAAAACGGTTGTTAGAAAATTAAGTTATGGTGAAACATTACCAACGGTTCAAGCCGTGGTTGATTTCCTATTAGGATATCAGGCTTATTTGATCGACCAAGGAATTATTTTTGAAAATTACGATCCAGAAAATCAAGTCGTACAGGACTTTGTCACAGCCTGCAAGGAATTTATGTTCTGGACCAAACATAACTGGGCAATTGGTTCTTTATTAACAATTTCTCCTGGTGCAGTACAAATTAGAATAGCAGTTCCTGTTGGTGTTGCTGATAATATTCTTGACGGCTTTTATGATTATAATGTTCTTAAAAGTGACGGAACTCCTATACAGGTTAAGAACATCAATGTAAAACGTGATTTCCAAAACGTAACGGTGTCCACGGTTGACACCGATGACGGAATATATTATCTAAAAATTAATTTTGTATTAAAAGAACACGTAACAGTATTCAAAGATAAGACAGTCTTTAATGATATAATTTTTGACAAACCAACTGGGTATCGTCAAGAAAGAATTAAAACACAAGGATTCAGAACCATCGATTGGGATGGCGATTATACATCTCCTGGATTCCTTTTTGATAATGTTAAGATTGAAAGTTGGTCACCGTTCACTGATTACAGACTTGGTGACATCATACAGTACAAGACAAAATACTTTACCAGCAGATACAATCATACAAGCGATAAAGAATTTAATGATGATAATTGGACGATACTTGACTCCAATCCAGAAAAACAACTTATTGCTAACTTTGATTATCGAGTAAATCAAATAGAAGATTATTTTAATGTTGGTTCTCAAGGACTTGGAAAGAGCCAAAGAGATCTTGCCAGACATACAATAGGATATCAGCAGAGACAATATCTACAGTATCTTGCTGAGGATGAAGTGACTCAGTACAAATTGTATCAGGGCTTTATCAGAGAAAAAGGCACTAATAATTCGATTACTAAACTGTTTAATAAGATTAGTAAGTCTGGACAATCAAGTGTATCACTTGAAGAAGAGTGGGCATTTAGAGTTGGACAGTTTGGTGGAATAGATCAAACCAATGTTTATGAAATTAAATAGATACCGAAGAATTTGTTCTTAATCCTCAGCCTATATTAGTAGTTGATTCCAAACCTAACCAACCACTTGATCGTTATTACAGAGTTAATAAGTCTGATTTTTATTATGCACCAGTTCCTTACACTACTGAAATATTACCAACAACAACTGATCAATTGGTAACAAGAACAGCAGGATATGTTAAGACAGGTCAAACGGCACACGTTGTTAAGAACAAGAGCGATATATTAAACATCAACATTGAAGAGTTTAATGAAAATGATCATGTCTGGATTACTTTCAATAATTTATCGTGGACTGTGTTAAGAGGAAATGTAGTTTATGATCTTCCAGTTGACAACATATCTTCGAAAGGAACAATAGTTACAGTTACCTTTGGTAAAAAACACAATCTTGTTCCGGGCGATATAATCGGTATTACTAACATAGAAGGAATAATAGGTTTCCATGAAATAGTGGAATTAACACAGACTATTGAAGGAACAACACTGAATGAGAATTTATCAATTCAATTTATTGTAGATCCTGCTCCAGAAATATCCTTTGATGCGAGTTCGTTAACTTTTCCTATACTTTTCACAGAAGCAAGGTTTGCAGATTATGATAGTTTACAACCAGAACACGTTGCATTACTAAGAAACAATTCAAAATTGTTTGTCGATAAGAATGCTGACGGGTTATGGGAAGTTGTTCAAAAGAAAAAACAATATCAATCTAAGAAAATAACAAATTATGGCATAACTGATCCTGTCAAGACAGGTTACAAGGTTGAATATGCTTCAAATTATAAACAGGTAATTGCTTCGATTCCAGGAAGTGGATACGTCAATGTCTACATTGAAACAAATCAAGGGTTGTCAGTTAGACAGATTCTTGAGCCACAAAGCGGATTAGAAACCACGGTTAATGGATCGTTTGGTTACGAACTTTCTTTAAGTCCTGATCAAAAATACTTGTTTGTTGGATCTCCACTTGCAAGTGGTGTTACATCAAATTATAAAGGATTGTTTAGTCCTTATGCAACATACGCTCCTGGAGACATCGTTCTTTATGCAGGAAATTTATGGAAATCATTAACAACAAATGTTGGCGATGGAAGCACAATTGATTTAGAAAATAATGATTGGGAATTGACTAAAAATATTTCAGCACTATCATCGGGATCAGAAACAGGTCCTACGCAACAGGGTGCTGTTTCTGTTTATGAATGGAATGCTCAGCAATGGAATTACGTAGAAAGTTTTGTAAGTCCAAGACCAAATGAATCAGAAAAATTTGGATCTAAGATTGTTTGTGGTAAGACAGCAAACGGTTATACACTTGCTATTAGTGCTCCAGGATCAATCAATAACAAAGGAAGGGTCTATCTTTACACACAAAACACAGACGGTGAGTGGGAATTGATAGAAGATGAAAACTACAAAGGAATTTATAATTCTGGTGTTGCATTTACAGGATCAATCAATGACAATGTATTGACAGTTACCGACGTAGCATATGGTAAGATAGTGGAAGGTGCAATACTTGAGGGTTCAGGAATTACTGCCGGAACAAAAGTGGTTTCACAAACACAAGGAATTAAAGGTAGCACAGGAACTTATACAGTTGTTCCTTCATACGATGCCGTGGGATCCAATCCAGCGCCAATCGGAAGCACAGCAATAACAGGAACATATTATTATCCTACGGGTTCAATAGTTTATGTTGATGGTTTTCTTTGGAAAGCAACTGCAAACAATTATAGCGATGGAAGCACGATTAGCATACAGAGTGCTGATTGGTTAAAGGTTGATGAAATAGCAACACAATCATCATTACCACAAAGCATGAGCATAGAGGATGACGGATCAACACTTTCCGCTGGAATATTAAGTGATACACAGATTTCAGAATTAATTAAGGATGGTGATCGATTTGGAATGAGCCTATCAATGAACTATGATGGTTCGGTATTAGTAGTAGGAGCACCATATGCTGATGGTCAATTCTTTACCAACTTTAAAGGACCATGGGATCCTAACTATGAATACGTAGAAGGTGATGTTGTAAAATACCAAGGCGGCTATCATAAGTTAATTAATGCTGGTCCTACAGCAGTCGGCATTGATAGTACAATTAGAAGTTATAACCAAGAACCCGATGCTGGTCTTCCTTGGTCGAATGTTGGCGACAGCAGTGCTGAAGCAACAGGAAAAATCTTTATCTATAGAAAAGACATCAACGGTTTTTACAAATTAGATCAAACTATCACAACTGAAGGTCTTGAATTTATAAGTGACATTGATCCATCTGAAACAATAAGCACAGGAGATCAGTTTGGTTATGACATGGACATTGATTATTCTGGTAATACATTAGTAGTTTCGAGCCCTAAGGCAGATAGGAATTTCCAAAATCAAGGAAGTGCTTACATCTTTAAATATGAAAGCGATAGTTCAGAATTACAATTTAGATTAAAACAAAAAATTGAAAGTTATGACATTTATCCTAATGAGTATTTTGGCCAGAGCGTATGCATAACACCTAATACAGAAAAATTAGTAGTAGGAGCAAACAATAGTCCTTACTCATTACCAACTCGATTTGATTCTTCAACAACAACATTTGATGACGGAGTGACTTCATTCAAGAGTTACGATGGTTTTTCTGGTGCGGTTTATGTGTTTGAAAGAAAAGACGAAACATATTTCTTAGCAGAAAAACTTGATGAGGATCTAAGCCTTAATGAATCATTTGGTTTTAGTCTTGTTTGTGATACAGACACAATAGTTGTAGGATCACCAGATTATATAGAACCTGCCCCCCATGGTCCAGGACTTGCATTTGAAGGATCTAAAGTGGGTAACGTAAGACTGTTCAAAAAACAGTAAGGAATCAATTCATTAGAACTTATCGGTCAGGAAGAGCCTACAGTTGATATTAGAGATCTAAAACGACTAACATTGTATTCTGATTCATCAACAAATAAGATACAGGATATCGAAATAATAGATCCAGCCAAAATGAGAATATTAGCAGCGGCTGAAAGAGAAATAACATTTAAAACATTGTATGATCCTGCTGTTTATTCTGTGGGAAATCCAGATAATCAAATTGTTGATAGCGATACAGCATGGACGACAAAGAACGTTGGAAAACTTTGGTGGAACATTTCCACAGTCAAATGGGTATACTATGAACAGGGAGATACTGCTTATAGAACGGCGAATTGGGGTAAACTTGCAGAAGGTTCCACGATTGAAGTTTCTGAATGGGTTGAAACAAAATTACTTCCAAGCGAATGGGCAGTTCTTGCAGATACCACTGAAGGATTAAAGAATGGCATTTCTGGAACACCACTTTATGATGATTCAGTTTATTCTATAAAAGAATTATTTAATGTTAACACTGGTGAATTAACTGAAACATTATATTACTATTGGGTTAAATCTAAGGTAACCGTTCCGAACATAAGTGGAAGGACAATATCAGCAGCCAACGTTGGAGTATTAATTGCTGATCCTAATTCACTTGGAAATACATTTACAGCATTAATAGCAAAAGACAAATTTTTATTCTACAATTATACATCTTTGGTGAATGAAAATTCTACAATATTAAACTTTGAATTTTATAAAAATTCTCCTATCAGAAATGAAGTTCATAATGAATATCAATTGATCACGGAAGATGTTGCAGACAGTGTACCAACGCCTAAACTTGAAAGAAAGATGATAGACTCTTTGGTTGGTTATGATATACAAGGTAACAGAGTTCCTGATCCTGATTTACCAGAAAAACAAAAGTATGGAATCAAGTTCAGACCAAGACAGAGTATGTTTACCGATAGAAGAGGCATACTAAAAATTATTATTGAAAATGCAAACAAGGTTTTACAGAAACAGCCGTTTGCTAATATAATTAGTTTTGAAAATTTAAATTTAAAAGACGAACAGCCAAGTAACTTATTAAGACTTTACGACACAAGCGTTTCTAATTATATCGATCTTGAAACAGTTGGTACGGTTAGAACTAAGGCTGGCCAGTTATCAGTTAATATCATAGACGATGAAATATCTTCCATAGACGTTGTTGATCCAGGATTCGGATACAAAGTTGCTCCTAATGTAGAATTTGAAGGAGACGGTGAAGGCGCTGTTGCCACAACAACTATAGACAATCAAGGAAGAATTACTTCGGTAACCGTTAACAATCCTGGTAGAAATTACAAAACTGCCATTGCCAAAGTAAGAAGATTTAGTGTTCTTGTTGAAACTGATTCAACTTCTCAAAACTATTGGTCGATATATGCTTGGGATGACATAAGACAAACTTTCTTTAGAAGTGCTTCGCAGGCCTTTGATACAACAAAATATTGGTCATACATAGATTGGTGGAAAGAAGGTTACAGCGAAACAACAAGAATTATTAAGGAAATTCCATCGGTAGCAGAACTTCCTGCCAATGAAGAAAGTATTTCTGTGGGAGATTTGATAAGATTCAAAGAATATGGTTCGGGTGATTGGGCAGTATTCAAGAAAATATCCGATACATCCACAAGCATACTTTCTAATTATGAATTAGTTGGTAGAAAAAATGGAACTATCAAACTTGAAAATACTTTATATGATGTTGGAACAACAGGAATAGGTTATGATAATGTTACTTCCTTTGATACCAATTTCTATGATAGAGAGCCTATCAACGAATTAAGAAATATTTTTACAGCATTAAAACAAGATGTATTTGTCGGAGACTATACAGTTGAATGGAATAAATTATTCTTCAGTTGTGTTAGATATGTATTACACGAACAAGTTTATGTTGATTGGGCATTTAAAACCAGTTTCTTAAATGCTACGCATACTGTTGGAGAGTTGTTACAAACTCCAAACTATAAGAACGATAGTCTTGATCAATATTTGAATTATATTGACGAAGTAAAACCTTACAGAACAACAATTAGAGAGTACGTGAGTAAGTATGATAAGACTGACTATCAATATGCGGGAAGCACAGACTTTGACCTTCCACCTGCATACTTACAATCAAGAGGAAAGATCACAAGAATAACAGAAATAGATCCAGAGATAACAGAATATCCATACAAGTGGTGGTTAGATAATAAGGGATTCTCAGTAACGGAAGTTTTAATATCAAATCCAGGAAGTGGTTATACCAGCGTTCCTCGTGTTGTAATTGAGGGAGATGGTACTGGAGCAAAAGGACAGGCTTATGTTTCAAACGGAACAGTATCAGGTGTAGTAATTACCAACCCAGGATCGGGTTATACAGTAACACCTACAATTGCATTGGTTGGTGGTAATGGAAGTTCCACAGATAAAGCAAAAGCAGTTGCGGTGCTTGGCGATACAAAAGCGAGAGTGTTTAATCTTGCTATGAAGTTTGATAGAATTACCAAAGAAGGATTGTATTCATTCACAGACTTTGAACAAACATTTACGGCAACTGGCACAACTTCTGTCTTCGAATTAAAATATGCTCCAACAAGAGACAAGTCTAAGATACAAATTATTAAAAATGGAGAAATTGTTCTTAATAGCGAATACTCCATAACAATCTACAGATCAAATGACGACGAGTTTAAGATTCTTAAAGGAAAAGTTGTGTTCAATGAAACACCAACTGCCGGTGATATAATAGAAATAGAATACGAGAAGAATGATGAACTTCTTGATGCAGTTAATAGAATCAATAAACTTTATAACCCTGTATCTGGAATGAAAGGAAATGACCTTGATCAGTTAATGACTGGTATTGACTTTGGTGGTGTTCAAGTCCAAGGAACAACATTTGATGTAACTGGTGGTTGGGACGCACTTCCTTGGTTTACTGACAGTTGGGATAGTGTCGAAGCAGCAAGTGATTATTATCATGTTTGTGATGGTAGCACAGAATATGTTGAACTACCTTATGTTCCTACAGAAGGGCAAAGAATTAATATCTATCTAAAGCGTGCTGGAGAAGAAGTTTTACCAACTATAGATAATTTACAGTATGGTCCTGGAGTAAAATCTCCACCAATTAGAAGAATTGATTCTCCGTACTTCCTTGACGGAAATGATTCTTCCACTGGTCCTAATCCAAATGCAGAAATGCCAACATTTGTTGGAGATGGTTCAACAAAAACTGTTGAGATAGGAATATACATTACAACTAATGATGGTGATATATTAATTTTCCGTCCTGAAACCAGTGATGGTTCAGTTACAATTACTGATGATAATCTTGTTGATACAAATATCTCAGGTGGTAGTTTAAGTATAATGGAAGGAGCCTACGCAACAGCAACAGGAAAAACCGCAGAAGAAATTAATTTAGAAGGCGGTAGATTCATAGGACCTGAACAGGTTCCAGCAACAGAGGAAAATATTCCAGGACAGGTTCTTGATAGTTTAAGTATCAAAGTATACACGGCTAAACAGGACGGAGTCGCTCCATTAAGTTCGAGAGTTGCAATATCAGATGGTTCAACAACAGTTTATGATATAGGTCAAACAATAACTGAAAATAAATCAGTCATAGTTTATATTGATGGATTAAAAACATCAGCATACACAGTTAATGTTCAAGACAATACAGTTGAATTTGCAAGTGCACCTGCATCAAACTCTAAGATTGAGATTTTAAGTATAGGTATTGGTGGTGTTACAATTCTTGATTATCAAGAATTTAAAGCAGACGGTGATACAGGATTATTCTTAACAAATGCAAATTATGATGATACTGCAAATATTTTTGTATCAGTTAATGGTATTCAGGCAGATGTTGGTTATATTAACAGCAGTGATGTGTTGGATACTCCTAACAGAACTTTAGTACAGTTTGGAGAAAAACCATCATTCAATTCTGTAATTAAAATTGTGGTACTTGGTTCTTCAACTGATGTTGATAGTTCATCATTACCTCTTGTTCGAGTTAATCAACAAACAATAATCCATGATGGTAGTACAAGAAACTATGATCTTGATAATTTTGTTTCCTTAGAAAGAGCAAGTGCAAAATCAAGCATGATTGTTGAAGTCAATGATGTTAAACTAAAAGGAGTTGATACTACATATTTCGAATATGATGGTGTGACAAATAATTTTACACTTGGACAGGATCCTTTAGAAGCGGCGGGTGCTATTCTTTCAAGAAATCTTCGAGTGTTTATTAATAATGAATTAAAAACATTCGTTCAGGATTATGTTTATAATGGTTCTACCAAGGTGCTTACTTTAACAGCAGGTGTAGCACAGATAGGTGACATCATTAAGATTGAAAACGATCTAAGATCCGAGTATAACATTGTTGGTGGAAATCTTGTTATCGGTAGTGGTGTTACACTTAATCCAGGTGATGAAATAAATGTAACTTGGTTTAGTGAATATCCTTCCATGGATGTTTATTCTGATAGAACCATTGGCGGCAAAGTTTATTTTGAATTGCCATTTAAACCAATATCTGCAAGTTATGTTTGGGTTTACAAAAATGGAGTTAAATTAATTCAGGATGTTGATTATCAAGTTAAGGTAGATAGAGGAATTATGTACCTAACAGATCCTACAACAACAAGTGATGTTATAACAATTACTATTTTCGGTACATCTGTTTTTAGAAATCCAAGTGCTTATGAAATTAACAAGGATATGTTAAACATTTATAGATTTAATAGATATTCCAAGGATGCTAATTTAACTCTTGCCAAGAATCTAAATTATTACGATCTTACAATTGAAGTAACTGACGGAAGCATGCTTTCCGAACCAATTAGACAGAAAAATATACCTGGAGTAATCTTAATTAATAATGAAAGAATTGAGTATTTGCAAAAAGATGGAAATATACTATCTCAACTCAGAAGAGGAAGCCAAGGTACTTCAATCAAGGAACTGCATTCAGTAGGATCATACTTGATTGATGTTAGCCAATCAGAATATATTCCATACCAGGAAGAAAATGAAAGAATGGATTTCGTTAGTGATGGAAGTTCACTATTGATTGGTCCTTTGGGTTACGTTCCAGCACAAAGTACAGATGCAAATTGGTATGCTGGTACAATACCACAAGGATATGGAAGATGCGATACTGTGGAAGTATTCGCAGCAGGAAGACGTTTGAGAAAGGTTTCTTTAACAGTTTTTGATGAAACACTTGGCGCAGTTAGTCCAGATGCTGATAGACAGATTGAAGCAGAATTTTCAGTTGATGGAACGAGCCAAAACATCAGATTAACCGAAACTTTACCAGCGGGAACACGTATTACGGTAATTAAAAAGGTAGGAAAAACATGGTATGATAGGGGCGAAACTACAGCATCTACAGGTGTTACATTGCTTGAAAATACAACACCAATAAGTAAATTCATTGCTGCAAAGTCAACCAGATTACCTGAATAAATACACTATGAATAACAAAGAGAAAGATATGCCAGTGAACAATAATACTACAAACGAATCCAAGAAACCTGTGGTAAATGAGCAGGGCGGATTCCATTTTGAAGGACACATAAAGATTTTTGACCCTGAAACTGGAGAAGTTTTTCAGGATAAACGCAATGCAATTCACTATGAAAATATGAGCGTTGCAATGGTAAACAGTTTATCAAACCAAGGTTTGGGAACAATTTATCAAATGGTATTTGGCTCCGGCGGAACTACTGTAGATCCTACAGGATTAATTACATATCTTACTCCGAACACCGTCGGAATCAATTCAAGTTTATACAATCAAACATACGCAAAGATTATTGATCAAAATGCAACTGGCAATAACGATCCTGTTAGAAACAAAATGGAAATTAGGCACATCAGTGGAGCAACATACAGTGATATAGTAATTTCATGTTTGCTTGATTATGGAGAGCCACAGGATCAGGAAGCATTTGATAACAGCGTTAACATGGATGGAAACTTTGTCTTTGATGAACTTGGATTAAAATCATATAGTTCAACAGGAGATGGAAAACTTTTAACACACGTGGTATTCCATCCGGTGCAGAAATCACTAAACAGATTATTACAGATTGATTATACAATTAGAGTTCAAAGTTTAACAGGTTTTAACGAGGGGTAATAGATGCCATATATTGTAAATTTTACAGATAGCGAAAACAAATCACCTATTACCGTTTTCGATAACACATCAAACCAAGATACGAGTTTGACGTTTCCAGGAAGAAACGTAGTTGGATATGGACAGATTATTGCTGAAAACTTTCTTTCTCTATTAGAAAACTTTGCAAGTCCGAATGCACCAGTCAATCCAACAGAAGGACAACTTTGGTATGATACGACTAATAACGTTCTTCAGTTATGGGACAACACTAACTGGAAGGCAGCATCAAACATTCAAAAATCACCAACTGAGCCAAGTGTTGAAAATTCCAAGATAGGAGAACTTTGGGTTGATACTACCAATCAACAATTAAGAATCTTTACAGGAACAAGATGGTTGCTTGTTGGACCAAGTGAGAGTGCAATTGATGGTAAGAGATACGGTCCAGCAGTTGAAAGAATTACAGACAGTGATAACAACAATAAAAATGTTTTAATTTTTTACATTGCAGATACTCCTGTTATTATTATTTCAAAAGATACATTTACACCGAAGATTGACATTACTGGTTTTGATATTATTAGAGCAGGACTTAATGTTGCGATTCCAGCCAACTCAGATGAAGAATTAGAATTTGCTTCAATCTTCCTTGGCGGGGAATTACCTAAGATGCTTGGTACCGCTGCAAATGCTGACGCATTAAACGTTGGTGGTGTTGAAGTTAGTGCAGGAAAATTTTTAAGAAGTGATACGATTAATACAACTGAATTTGGAATTAACGTTAGAAACAATGCAGGTATCACTGTAGGTATTGACGGTAACTTCAATATTATTACAAGTAGCACGGCTGCAAAACTTTATAACTCGGCAGCAGGTAGTGCTCTTGATTTACAAATTAATAGAAACGGTGTTCCAAGCACAATCCTAAGAGTTCTTGACAATAAGGTTGGTATTAACAAAACAACACCAGAAGAAGCACTTGACGTTGATGGTAATTTTGCGCTTTCAGGTAATTTGTTAATTAACAACACTGATGAAGCAACAAATTTAAGTACGGGTTCTGCTGTATTCAAGGGCGGTATTTCCGTAACAAAAAATATTAGAATCGGAACAACGCTAAATGTTGAAGGAACCGTAACTACTACAAATATTACCCCAGCAGGTAACGAATTATATGATCTTGGATCCACGTCAAGAAAATGGAATAACTTCTTTGCTAAAAAAATTATAGCAGATGAAATTGTTGGAACAATTAACGGTAGTATTACTGGTAATGCTAACACGGCAACAAACCTTAAAACAGTTTCGACTTTCCAGTTACAGGGAGATGTAGTTTCTAACTCTGTTAGATTTGATGGACAGGTTGATGGATCAACCAAATTATTTTCAACACAATTAACTGCAAACATCATTAAGGATAAACCAGCACCATCGCCAAATAGATCAAAACTTGACGATTTTGTTTTAACATACAGGGCGTCGGCTGAAACTGGTGGATCCAGCGGATTATTAAAACAGACCCGAGATACGTTTGTCGGAGACCTTGGTATTCCTATAGGAGCAATTTTACCTTATTCAGGAACCACTGCTCCATATGGTTTCCTATTGTGTGATGGTGGTGAAGTTGAGATAGCAAAATTTCCTTTACTATATGATGTGATTGGAACGAACTACAATGGAACAGCAACACTTAATGGAACGGGAACATTTAGGGTTCCGGACTTGAGAGGTAGATTTCCTCTTGGTAAACACAACATGGATAACAACATTGACGTTCCTACAGCAGCAGGTGGATTTACAGATAACGGAGGTGGTAACCCATCACCGGCAAGGGTTGAAGGTACTGAAGCAACAACACTCGCAGCATCCAGTGGTTCAAGCACAACAAGCCTAACTCTTGGAAACGTTCCTGAACACTCTCATAACATGCAGAATGAAGGCGAACAATTTTATGCTGTTAGGGTAACAACAGATCCTGCAGAAGGAATACAGATTTCAAACAATGGACCAACAGCCGCTGGTGAGGCAGTTTATCTCCCAGATTCCGGACCTGTTAAAAAGCCAAGCGTAGATTTTACATTGGGTGCACCTTTTGGTATCATGAACCCATTCTTAACATTAAATTATATTATTAGATCTGGACCACCAGCATTTACAACAGTAGGATCATAAGATGGCATATCAGATAAACAAAACAGATGGAACAGTAGTAGCAACGGTCGCTGACGGTCAGGTTGATAATATTTCAACTGATATTACTCTTATAGGTAAAAACTATAGTGGGTTTGGCGAAGCACTTAACGAAAATTTTGTAAAACTACTTGAAAATTTTTCAAGCACCAGCCGTCCTGAACATCCTATCAAAGGCCAGATATGGTTTGATGCTACTGAAAACAAATTAAAAGTATACAGCGGAACGGCTTTTGTTCCTGTTAGTTCAGCAACTATATCAAGCACACAGCCAAGCACACTTGGTGTTGGCGATCTTTGGTTTAATGATGTTGCCAAGCAGTTATATTTCTTCGATGGAACAAATACTATTCTACTTGGACCTGCTTATTCAGAATCACAGTCATTGAGTGGTTTAAGAGTATCAAGCATACTTGATACATTGAACCAAACACGTGTTATCACGAGTTTATACAACAATGGAATACTGTTAGGAATATTTGCAAAAGATTCATTTACTCCTAAGAATGCTATTGAAGGATTCAGTGGGGATATCATTCCAGGATTTAATCAGGGAACTCTATCAGGATTAAAATTTAACGTAACAACAACCAATTCAGAAAAACTTGGTAACGTAACGGCAATTACATATGCAAGAAAAGACACATCAAACTCATTCGAAGGACAGATAAGAGTTAATTCGGATCTTGGTATAGTATTTGGTGCGGGTGACCAAGGAAACTTCACTGTTGATGGTGCTGGTAACGTAACATTTTCAAACTCTGCTTCCGATAAGAAACTTACACTTAACGTGAGAAAGGGTATTGCACAGGAAGATGCAATAATTATTAATTCAGATTCAAGAAGAGTTGATGTTTATCCAGGATACAGCGATAGTGAATTAACAGTTGGTGGTGATGTTACAGTGGAAGGTGTCGTAACCATCAAGGGCAATCTTGTTATTAACGACGGCGATGTATTGGTTCAGAGAGAAACTTCACTTGAAATTGAAAACAAATATTTAATAATGGCCCAACAGGGAGATAGTGCTTCCAACAAAGATGAACTTGCTGACGGTGGTGGTATAATTCTAAAGGGTGCAACGGATCACGTGCTTTTATGGAGCCAGAATGGCTTCCCCGCTTCACCAGAATATCCGGCACTTGCCGCAGGAGCATGGACCAGTTCGGAACACGTTAACCTTGCTTCAGGCAAAGCATTCAAGATTAACGGAGTAACCGTTCTTGACGGAACATCATTGGGTACGGGAATTACGAGCATTCCGGGTGTTACGTCCTTTGGTACGCAGAACGTTATCAACATTGGACCAGGAGCACCACCGGTTGCTGAGATGAGATTGCAAAATCATAGAATTTCCACTCTAAGCAGTAACTATGACATAGAATTAGAACCAAACGGAACTGGAAATATCTCATTAATAGGATCACCCAAGATAACTGGCATGGCAGATCCTACATCCGCACAGGATGCTGCTACCAAGGAATACGTTGATGATGTCGCTGAATCAAGAAGCCTTGCATTTTCAATGGACTTAACTGACGGTAAACCAAACAGTTACATTGCGGGAACGGTTCTTGCTGCATTGGCACCCGTTGCTGAATATAGAAATGGTACCATTGCAAGAATTTTATGTACGCAGTTGTCAAACTCAACTACGAGTCTTGACATTGATCCTCTGTTAAGTCAGAGTACGGCAGAATTTAACACTCCATCGGGAACAGCATATGCGGTAACTGATGTTGCGTCAGCGGTTGCAACCGTTAGCGCACCAAGCATTACAACAACAAGAATTATCAAGACATTCCAGTTACTTGCTGGTGCTTGGACATATGTATCAGAAACGGTGTTACCATAAGGAGTAAGGAGCGATAATAGATGGCATACGTAATTAACAAGAGCGATGGAACAGCACTTTTAACATTAGAAGATGCTACCGTGGATAATTCAACAAGCATCACGCTTGTTGGAAGAAATTATATTGGCTACGGTGAAGCACAGAACGAAAACTTCTTATTCCTTCTTGAAAATTTTGCCAACACCTCCGCTCCAGCCAGACCAATAGCGGGGCAGTTATGGTTTGACACCACAAACAGAACCGTAAATGTTTATGATGGAGACAAATGGGTTGAAGCAGGTGCTGCTGCACTTTCAGCAACTCCACCACCGGCACCACCACTTGGTGCTTTTTGGTTAAAAACACCCTATAACACACTGCACGTTTGGAACGGAACTGATTGGGGACTGATAGGTCCTGAGGTAGCAGAAGGATTTGGTCTAACAAGGGCAAGAAGCACAACACTGCTGGATGACGTCAACACCCAACATCCGGTGATCATACTCACGGTGAATGGAACGGAGATTGGTATAATTTCCAATACTGCGTTTACCATAAACAGTTCCAATGCAATTTCTGGTTTTGGCACCTTGCAGGCCGGCCTAACAATGAGCACCGCACACACGTTTGCGGGAGAATTGTCTGGAAACGCCACAACAGCAACAAGATTAAAAAATGTAAGATTAATAAATGGCATATCCTTTAACGGAACGCAGGACATCACGATCAAATCATCGACCACGAATAAGTTGGAATCCGGAGATCACATAATTGGATCTGATTTTGATGGTGGAACTGCTGTAAGATGGGACATTGATGCAACTTCCAACAACACAGTTGGAAAGATAGTGGCAAGAGACAGTGCTGGAGATTTTAGTGCTGGCACCATCACTGCTGATCTAATTGGCGATGTGACTGGAAACGTAACGGCAAGTTCGGGCATCAGCACATTTGATGAAGTACAAGCAACAAGATTCATAGGACAATCGTTGAGCGGTAATGCCGCAACGGCAACAAAATTGAGAAACACCGTCAACATCAACGGAGTGCAGTTTGATGGCAGCGTTGACATAACAGTTCCTGCTTCGGCAAGAACTCTAACGGACACGCACCTTGCAAACGCAGTGGTTACGTCAAATTTATCCACGGTTGGAACGCTTACGAGTTTGGCAGTAACGGGCAACGTTGTTGTTAACAGCAATCTTACAATTTCATCCGCGGGCGGAACACAATCAGAATTGTCCGCAACAAGGAATTTAATAATCACGGCCGATGATGGATCGGACACAACACAATTAAAGGTCATTGCTCCGGACGTTTCAGTTCTTGATGGCACTGGACCCAACGGTGCATTGGTTCCCGTAACAACGGGTGACGTGGATCTTGGTAAGACAACCAACAAGTTTGATAATGTTCATGCTAACACGTTCATTGGTGATTTAACTGGAAACGCAGATACTGCCACGCTGGCAACAACCGCTACAAATATCGCGGGCGGAGCCGCAGGCTCTTTTGCTTACCAGACTGCGTCTGGCGCAACTTCGTTGCTTCCAGCGGGAACGGCAGGACAGGTCCTACACACATCAGGCACGGGCGGTGCACCTTATTGGGATGCTCCTTCGTTGCAGGCACACGAAATAGGAAACTATCTCGTTGGTAGTGATTATGATGGGTTGGGAGCAACAAGATGGGATGTTGATGCAACATCGGCTAACACGGCTGACAAGGTTGTTGCAAGAGATAGTTCAGGAAACTTTGCGGCAGGAACAATCACTGCTAATTTAACCGGAAACGTAACTGGTAATACCAACGGAACTCACACTGGTGCAGTTGTTGGTAATGTTACAGGTAATGTAGTTGGAGATTTGACCGGAACAGCAACAAACGCAACAAATGCTGTATACAGTACAACAAGATCTGCAGGAACAAGCGATACAACAATTGCAACAACAGAGTTTGTAACTAATGCTATTGCAAATTCAAGACCAAGAACAATGACAGTGTCTGGTCCAGTTCCTAATACTTCAAGTCCGGATACTCAGTATATTGATTTAATACAGGCTTATCTACCTGCGAACACAGTTTCCAGTGGAGCAGAATTTACGTTAGTTGTTCAAGCATTATCAGCAACATCATCTTCTTCATTTAGTGCAGCAAGATGGATTTTAGCATACAGATGGGCAACGGCATCGGTAACTACAAGTACAAATTTATTATTATCAAGCAGTGCTTACAAGTTAATTTACAGATCCAATGGATCAACTTGGTCATATAACAGATATGGTGGTGCTGTGTAATGATAAAGGTATCTTTGATACCTAATTATATAAACAATGTTGACCAAATAATTGGGTTGGCAGAAAAATACCAGGACAAATTTTTTGTTCGGGCGCCAGGGGAAGAGTTTAATTTTGTAACTGCCTATGGTGATAGTAGTTTAAAGAGCATGTTTCGTTGGAACATGCCAGAGGATTTGAAGGAATTGATTTACGAATCACTTCCTGAGGAAGATAGATCCTGCGATGGTTTCTGCATAAACAGATACGATCCAGGAGACTACTTGAAGAAGCACAGAGATAGTGCTGGAGGGTATTGGAAATTTAAACTGATATTCCTTAGAGCAGATGCTCCGCACTTTAAGTGGTATGATGAGGATGGAGAAGGATATTTGGTGGATGAAGAACCCGGAATGCACATTGACATGCCAGTTAATCTTCCACACGAAGTAACACAAATAGGAGAAAACGAAAGACCTAAATATAGTCTTGCGTTAAGTTGGGGTAGAATAAAATGACAAAAATGTTATTAGTTTTTAATACTGATGGAAGCAGTGTAATTTCTGCTCAGGAATATGATGCTGAATTTGAAGCAGGATTAATTTCTGGAAATGTTAAACACAAGGTGTTAGAATACGACAACCAGAATGAATATTACTGGGGTAATTACGACACGGGTTCTATTAGATCCCTAAATGATTATCCTATCATGGAAGAGTTAGCACTTGATGAACTCGTTAACAAGACGATACTTAACAAGTATTCAATTCACAAGCAGTTAAACATCATTTCCGAGTGCATGGAGCAAGCAGGAATACCTTTAACAGAAGATTTTCAGGCTATGAGGGCGTTTATTAAGGAAAAAACTACTAACCACAGTAGTGCTATTCAAACCTATAAAAACAACCCCGATACGTACAGTTTTGTGCCAAAACCTGAGACACCTGCAGAGGACTAATTTTGGTAAATATAACAGTAATATAGGAAAAAATACATGGCATACCAAGTAGACAAATTTAATGGAACATTTTTAACGTCAGTTGAAGACGGTACTATCGATACAACTACGGATTTAAGATTCGTAGGTAAAAATTATGCTGGGTATGGCGAAGTACAGAACGAGAATTTCCTGCACTTATTAGAAAATTTTTCCAATACATCTGCTCCACCAAAGGTTATTGAAGGGCAGATTTGGTACGATAGTGGAAATAAGAAACTAAAATTTTATGACGGAACCAAGTTCAAGTCAGCAAGTGGAGCAGAAACAAGTCCTTCTGCACCAAGCGGATTGGGTACTGGTGATTTTTGGTGGGACACCGCCGCTAAACAATTATATGCCTGGGACGGTGCAGCATTTGTCCTGATTGGTCCTGAAGCATCTCCGGATCTTGGAGCCAGCGGTGTAACAGCACAGGTTGTTAAGGACACCGGTAATACCAATCATTCAATCTTAAAAGTACAGGCAGGCGGTAAAACTGTAGCCATTATTTCACAAACAGCATTCACACTAAATTCTTCGGTCAATCCTATTGATGATTTTACTTTAATCAAGAAAGGAATAACGTTAGCCAAGACGGATTCAAATGGTATTAGTGCTGACGATTACGTTTACTGGGGAACATCTTCCAATTCATTAAAACTTGGTGGAGTTGCCGCAGATCAATTCTTGCAAAAAGGCAGTATCACATTTACTTCAACAATTGGGTTTGAAGATGCTGGTTACACAGTTGGTGATCAGAATGATTTAAGAGTTAGAGTAGAGAATGATGATGAAATAATCATAGAATCAGTGCTTGGTAATGATATCAAGATGATTGTAACAGACTCTGGTGTAACAAGAAAAAATATTGCAAACTTTTCTGTAACTGGTATTATTCCAGGTGATAACAATTCATATGATCTTGGATCAACAACCAAGAAATGGGCCGAGGCATATGCAACCACATTCATTGGTGACCTAACAGGTGATGTGACAGGAAACACAACAGGATCTCACACTGGTAATTTATTAGCAACAGACACTACCGTGATGATCAATGCAACTTCAAAAGAAATTGGTTATGCAGGAGCAACACTAAAAGGAACACTAATTGGTAACGTAAGTGGTAACGTAACAGGAACTGCATCAAATGCGAGTACACTTGGTAACGTTTCACCATCAACTGCATTGCCGGCAACCGTTGACAAAACATCTGTTCCTGTAAGAGATGCATCAGGTAATATTGCAGCGACTCAATTTGTGGGAATTACTGACAAGGCTGACAGATTAAAAATTGATGACTCAGCAACAGATACTGATCCAAATTATAAATCTGCAAAAACAACTGCAACTCCAAGCACGATTGCAGCAAGAACTGCTGCCGGAGACATTTACGCTAATCTTTTCCAAGGAACAGCAACCGCAGCAAGATATGCAGACCTTGCAGAAAAGTATTTGACAGATAAGAATTATGACTATGGAACAGTAGTTAAGGTAGGTGGTTCCACAGAAGTTACCGCGGCAGGCGAAGGCGACAGAGCGATAGGTGTTATATCACAATCTCCAGCATTCATGATGAACTCACACTTGGCTGGAGGTCAATTTGTTGCATTGAAAGGAAGAGTTCCAGTTAAAGTAACTGGTGCTGTTAACAAGGGCGATAGGCTCGTAGCAGCAGCGGACGGAACTGCAAAATCATCGAATTCATCGCCTGATGTATTTGCTATAGCATTGGCATCAAGCGACCAAGCAGAAGTAAAATACATTGAAGCGGTAATTCTATAATGGCAGATGTTAAAGCCTCAGATCTAAATGCAATAAGAACAAAGATATCCAAGGTCCTTGGAACGGGCGTTGGTTCGTATGGTTATGGTCAAACCATATACAGTTCTGATGTTTCCGCAGGAGAAAAAATTCTTAAATCGCACTGGGATGCCGTAAGGTATGATATTTATAATTCCTTGGTTCATCAAACTGGAACCACTGGTTCCAGCATCGCGATGATAACAGACAATCAAGTTATTACTGATGATGCAGGAGATCCCTATCAAAATTGGAACTATTGGGCAGATCTTGCGCAAAACAATAGATTTGAAGCAAATGATCTAACCATTGCGGGAACGACAACAGCGAGTACCTCTACATCATGGAGTACTTCTGCTGAAGTTACTTTTACAATTACATTTACAACAGCAGACAACGCCAGATATTTTTTTAATGGCGGAGGAAAATTAAGAATCACTTCTGAATTAGATGCAGGGGGTTCTCCTACTCAACAGAGTAATGCCTGGAAAGAATTATTAGCCGCTGCACAAAATGAAGAATTTGGTGGTAATGTTTTTAATCCTGTAAATTTTTACTCTCTAACTAATTCATACCAAGAATATTATCAAAGAAATGATTCCACACCATATTCTGCCAATTCATACAAATTAGAGGCAAAGTGTGATGTTGCAAATAATTCATTAGGAACAGCAAGAATAGTTGATATAAGGGTTAAACTTTTAGATTCATACGTTGACCCAGGTGCTCCGGCCCCGGGAGATTTGGTGAGCGGAGATTTAGACATAACCTGCGATTTAGTAAAACCAACAGGAACTACCTTACAACCAGGATTGACTTCATGGGTAGCAGAAACACCTACTTTGGTTAAATCAAGTATTACGTTGTCCTAAAAACGACAAAATAAATAGTTTTGAGGAAAACATATGGCCGCAGTAAATGACAAAATCAAAGCAGCAGATTATAATGCAATCTATAATAAGATCGCTCCTGTTCTTGGTGTTGGTTCTGCGGATACAGGTTGGGGACAAACAGTACAGAGTGCAGCAGTAACCACTTCAGATTCAGTGACCGTGAATGAATATGCGGCATTGAGATACGATGTCATTAATGCCTACACGCATTTGTTTAATACCGTTCCTTCACCAGCGGTCAGCACACAAACTATTGGAGCCAAGATCAAATATAATTTAACTGATGCTCCTATCAATTACTGGAACAATCTCGCAAACACGATAGTTGCAAACAAGAAAAATCTTGCAGTTGCAGGTCAGAGAAGAACAGTTAATCACGGAACGGTAAATTTAACAACCACCTGGGATACTGAACTTAACTGCATTATTACTGTTGGATTCACAACAGCCGAAGCAGCAAGATTCTTTTTTAATTCAGGAGGTAGTTTCCAGTTTCAGAGTGCAAGAACGGGAGGCGCCGGAACAAATCAAAATGCATCCTGGACAACTCTGTTAAGCACGGCAGGAACGAGAATTTTTGGAGGCAATACTCCGGGCACTGGAGTTTCTCCACTTGACGGAAACAATTGGTTTAGAATGACGCAGGTGAGAAACCAGTGGAGCCAGGTAATTGCATCATCACCATACGCACTAAATGAATGGAGACTGTGGGCAAGAGCACTTGATGTTAACGATAACAGCAGTGGTACTTCCACGGTGATGGAATTTTATTGCCAATGGGTTGACAACCATATTGGACTTGGTGGACCAGCCGAGGTTGGTGATCCATCGCTTGGTGCTGGCACCTATGGTCCTGACGCAGTTGATGGAACGATATCATTGACCGTCCAAACTGTAGAACCAACTGGCACATTAGTACCAGCAAGTGCTGGTAATTTCAACATAGAAACTCCAACGGTCACGATTGGCGCCATAAACAAAGTCGCCTAATTTCAATTAATTTTACGCACCTTCTGTAGCATAATAAATATAATATGCTATTATAATAAGGAGGTAGTATGCTTGATGAAATACAAAAAGCCTTGGAATTTTCAAACTACAGACAAACCCTTTCTGTACAAAGAAAAACACTAAAAGAAAAAATTGATGCCAAATTAACCTATGGGTTTAATGGCGGAATATTCAAAATTGATAGAACCCTATTGAATTTTATTGAAATGTTGATCTACAAGGATAGATCAGAAAATGTCGTGGTTCTTGATGTTAATGAAAACCCAATCTTGATCGAAGATCTTGTATCATTCAGAGAAGAAATCTTTGATAGATATTTTTCAGCAACATTTGAATATCACGAAGAATATCAAAAAATTAAAAAAAGCAGATCAGTCGAAGCCTTGATGAATTCCAATGAGTAAAGGCGTACTAATTTTTGCCCACAATAATAGGCAGGTAGATTATGCAAGGATGGCTATAATTGCCGGAGGTCTTGCCACAAAAAATCTGCAGGTTCCCGTAACACTTGCCACTGACGATTCAACGGTTGCTTGGATGAAGGAATCAAATATTTACACAACTGCCATGAAGATATTTGAACACATACGCATTGTTAACAGACCAGAAGATCTACAGAATAGAAAATTTAATGACGGAACTGAACAGGTAGTCGCTCCTTTTAAGAATAGCAATAGAGCCTCGGTATACAACATAACTCCTTACGATAGAACGCTACTAATTGATAGCGATTTTTTTATATTAACTGACGAACTAAACAACTATTGGGACATAGATAGCAGCGTCCTAATATCAAAGAATTATAATGATATACTTGGTCCGGAAAGAATAGGATATCTTGATAGATATGTTTCTAACACAGGTGTTCAACTGTTATGGGCAACCAAGGTAATGTTTACAAAAAATGAAGAGTCAAAAACCTTCTTTAATCTTGTTAACCATGTAAGAGAAAATTATAAAAGATATGCAGACGTTTATCGATACGATTCAAGAATGTATAGGAATGATATTGCATTTGCGGTAGCAAGGCATATCATGTATGGATTTGAAACTGATAATGACTATTCATTACCCGATGTGTTTTCCGTTCCTGATAAGGACGTGTTGTATGACGTATCAAATGAAAGTCTTAAATTTTTAGTTTCACCAAAACTGAATAATAATTTTATAGCAACATCAGTAAAGGGAAGAGACGTACACATAATGAACAAACAAAGCATAATTAGAAATTTTGATAAACTGGTGGAAATGATATGAAAAATATCTTGGTGTTAGGAGGAGGAACTGCTGGATTAATTGCAGCACTAATGATAAAGTCAAAGCATCCTTCTTATGGCATCACCATAATTAAATCTGATGATGTAGGAATAATAGGAGTGGGTGAAGGAACTACCGAACACTGGTCACACTTTGTAAACAGTATTGGACTGAACATGAGAGAAGTGATAACCGAAACTGATGCAACATTTAAGAGTGGTATTTTTTACGAGGAATGGACCAAGGATCCTTATTTTCATGTGATTACTGATCAGATGAGCAGCATGAAATACGGTCAGTACAAGATAGGTTATGCTTCAGCAATAGGCAGTAATTTAAATAATTTTGATGTAACTCCATCCTATATTGTTGACGGGATCATCGGAGAAGATTTCTTGCCCAACCAATATCATTTTAATACATTTAAATTAAATGAATATCTAATCAAGATATGCGAACAGAGAAAGATTAATATTATAAATGATTCAATCAATGACGTTGAAGTAGACAACGGAAAGATAACAAGCATAACAGGAAGCGGAACTTATTCAGCAGATTTTTATATAGACTGCACAGGATTTAAGAGAGTTCTAATAGGTAAACTTAATTCAGAATTTATTAGTTGTGAGGATCGAACATTCGTAAACGAAGCAATAGCATTTCAAACCGATGACTTGGAAAATTATAATCCGTATACTATTTCAAGGGCAATGAATTCGGGTTGGTTATGGAGAATTCCTACCTATGGCAGGCACGGTAATGGATATGTTTTTAATAATAATTTTATAACAGCAGACGAAGCAATCAAAGAGGTGGAAGACCTTTATGGGCATAAAATTAGCGTGGCAAAAAATATTAAGTTTGAAACAGGATATCTAAAAGATTCTTGGATAGGTAATTGCTGTGCTGTAGGACTAAGCAGCGGTTTCTTTGAACCTCTTGAAGCCACATCTATTGCATCAACAATACAACAGACCTTTTTAATTCTTAACTCCATTTCAACATATGATGAACAAAGCATAATTGATTTTAATAAAAAGTTAAGAAACATTTATTCGAACATACTTGATTTTGTTCAATTGAGTTATATGTGTGGAAAAGAAGACACACCATTCTGGCAAATGGTTAAGGAACAGTTTAATCCTACTGATCAATTAAAATACATATTGGATGTTGCACAAAAGAGATTGCCCATTTATGAAAATTTCGATCAGTCTTACTTAATTTTTACTGAGGATAATTTTATAGTAAAACTACATGCTCTTGGATTATTAAATTTAAAAAATATTAAGAACGAGTATGAGGAAGTGAATGAATTAGCAAGGAATCATTTCCAAGAAGAACTTAACAACTATCAAGATTTTAAAAAGAGTTCTAAAAAAATGAAACATAAAGATATGCTTGACTTGATTAGAAGCAACAAGGATAATTTTTATGGAATTATTGACAACACAATCAAGGAGACAGCATGACATTCGGTTATCTAATAATTGTGTCCGATGATACAAAAAATAATTATCCAACGTTAGCCTATGCACTTGCGTTAAGCATTAAGAATACACAGAAAGAGGGCTTTGATAAGGTAGCATTGGTTATTAATGATAAGAGTAAAATTAAGGACTTCAATTCAACATGGGTGTTTGATGAAATAATCGAATGGGGAGAACAAACACATTGGAATGGTAGATCTTACATGGACAAACTTACTCCTTGGGATTACACAATCTGCCTTGATGCAGACATGCTATTCTTTAGAGATTATAGCCATTGGGTAGAATATTTTATCAAGAACTGTGAACTGTATGTTGCTAATAAATCCTATACGTATAGGAATGAATTAGTAACTGATAATTCATACAGAAAATGTTTTACAGCAAATGATTTACCTAATTTATATTCCTTCTACACATTTTTTGTTAAAGATAGTGCATTAGCAAAAGATTTCTTTAATTTACAGAGAGAAATTATTAACAATCCTACAGAATTCGCAAACAATTTTTTAACGAAGCATAAGCCTAAGATCATCGGCACCGACGAAGCATTTGCACTTGCCAGCAAGATACTTGACATAACAGATGAAATTGCATATCCTTTGGAATTTCCGCGAGTATCACATTTAAAAGGAATGGTTCAAAATTGGCCATATCCAGCAGATAGTGTTTATGATCATGTTGGTTTTTATTTTGATAGGAGTGGTAATTTAAAAATTGGAAATTATTTACAGACTAACATTGTTCACTATGTAGATAAGAAAAAAGTAAATCTTGAAACAATAAACATACTTGAGGAAATAGCATGGAAGAAAGATTAGAATTACCTGATTTTGATGAATGGTTGAAAAATTATAAACCACCAGTAATAAAGTATGTTGCGGCGTTTGATCTGGATAGCGGAAAAGTACTCTCCGTTGGTCCTGACTATGCTCTTAAACAAGACGGGTTTAAGAATATAATTGACATTGATTCGCATGTTGCTGAAAAAATTATTTCTGGAGATATAAGAATTAATAACTGTTTTGTTGATCCAACCATGGGTAAACTTGAAATAGTTGAAGTAAAAAATCTTTCAACCATAGATGATGTAATGCATAGAATTATAGAAAAGCAATGGTCTGAAGTAGAGAAACCAGAAATATATCTTACGCACCAGGGAGATAAATTAAAAATTGAATTATCTGAAGAATTTGGCGGAACCTATAAATTGGATCAAAAGCATCATCCTATTGCTAAGAGAAAAATATTTTGGGATGGTAGTACGGTTATGAGTTTTTTAATTACGGATTATAATGATCCTCATAAAATACATAATATTTTAGAAATTAAAATAGAAGATGTTGTGGACAATTTTAAGGAATTTAAAATAAACACTCCTCAAAGATTTAGTATCTTTACCAGAAGATTATTTAAGAATTACGTGTTGGAAATGAAATGAAAAAAGTAATAGAATTTGATGTGTTCTTTCTTAGTTATGATGAGCCAAATGCTGATCTAAACTATGCGGACCTCTGCAACAAGGTGCCTTGGGCCAAAAGAATACACGGTGTAAAGGGATCAGATCACGCACACAAGGCAGCAGCAGAACAATCAGAAACTGATTGGGTATTAACAGTTGATGCGGACAACATTGTGTATCCGGAATTCTTTGACATAGAAATAGACATGGACAATCCAGACATTCGTGCATACAGTTGGTGCGGACGCAACAATGTAAATGGCCTGCGCTATGGCAATGGTGGATTGAAACTGTGGAACAGAGATCACGTGCTAAACATGAAAACGCATGAGAATGCTGATTCAGAAAGGGCACAGGTTGATTTTTGTTGGGAAGAAGGATACAGAAACTTTCCAAGAACATACAGCGATACCGTGATCAACGCAACTCCATACATGGCATGGCGTGCAGGATTCAGAGAAGGTGTCAAGATGACGCTGGATGGCGGACTAAAGGTGCCCGCACAGGAAATTGAAAAGCGTGTGTGGTGGCACAACATACACAGGCTACGTCAGTGGAGCACGGTGGGCAGCCACACAGAGAATGGCCTGTTTGCTATATTAGGTGCAAGGCAGGGCAACTATCTTACCAACTGCACGGATTGGGATCATGTGCGTGTGAGAGATTTTGAAATGCTAAAGGAAGAATACGAAACGCATGCCAAGAAATTCGAGAATGACGAAACAGCAATGATAGAGGAAATTAAGTCATTGGGAGAAAAATTAAAACACAGCCTTGGATTCAACTATCCATATCTTGATCCTGCCATGAGCAAATACACCGTGGATCTATACAACGAATCCATTAACATGGGAACAACCTA